TTCCATTTTTTGCACCTACTACTAAAGTATCATACGTTAAATAAGGAACCACTTCGATCGCAGATTTTACTAATTTTCCATTATAAAAGATATCTAAAGTTCCACCGTTATAATTTAAAATAATATTATTCCATTTTTGTAATAATACATCTTTTTTCAAATAAATAATACGACTGCCATTTTCGTCTAATTCTGACAACAATGGAACCGATTGAACCTTATGAATGACTTGTTCAATAATATTTTGAACTGGGGCTATTTGATTGTCTGGTAATTTATCTATTTTACTGGCTAATTTATGAGTAACATCAACAATGGATATTGGCTTATCTTTATCGGGTGTAACTGTAATGATTAAACTATTTGTTTTTACATTGTATTTAATACTTGGATTATTTCCATAACTTAAAATATTCGTAAAATATTCATAATTCGAATTCGTGCTTGGTGACATGGAGTCGATAAAAAACCAAAATGATATTGCATAATGATAATTTGGATCATCACTTTTATTTAAAGATTGATAAGTCCCTATACTATTTTCACTATCTAGAGCTAGTGGCTGATTTACAAGTTGTTTTCCACCTTGAGTATATAAGAATTTCAACAAAAGCGGATAAGCGAAATAAAGAATAAACAAAAGAATCACCATGATTAATAAAATGACTTCTGATTTTGTGGTTTGTTTTAGTTCTTTCATAATTAACTCAATCAACGAAACGAAGAGACATGGTATATAAAAAATACTATAAATAATAATACGAGTTAAAGGAAATTTTCCCATGTCACTCAAAGACAATATTTTATAAACAATCGATAACATGAAAAAGAGTAATAAAAAGTTAATGATAAAATGCATGAAATCATTTTTATCACTATAATCATTACTACCCGAGAAGAGTCCCATACACCAAAGAAGTAAAAGAATAAATCCACCAGATACTAAAAAGGCGAATAAAATGAAAAAAATATTTTTTGTTAAATCTTTAGGAACACCATTTGCATTTATCTTGGGATGTTTGAATAAATAATCATAAAATAAAATCATTGCAATAAAGAAAAAACATAAAAATAAAGAAATAAAAATAGTAGGTCCTGCGTAGGTAGTAAATATACCATAAGGATTATAAATATATAATAGGATGATACCAATAAAAAATATGACAAAATGAATAATATATTTTTTTCTTAAAGATTCAGCATTCAAAATTTCCTTGATGGAACTATTTTGATTTGGATTTGGATTATTATTCATTGGTTATATTATAATAATACAATATTTTTACATATTTTCCATAGCAGTTTTTTTCCCATGACAATCCCTACAAAGGGCAATTAAATTCGTAACCTCATTACCACCCCCATGTTCTAAACGAATTTTATGATCTACTTCAAACCACGCGTTTAATTGTTTTCCACAGTCTCCGCATTTCCAATTTTGATTGGATGCTACATATTTTTTCTTGGTTTCACTGACGGAACGTTTAGTTGCTTTATGTCCCGAGTTCATCATACGACGTTCTTGACTAGACTCTATATTTTCGTCCATATCGGAATGAAAAGATTCCATAAATCCATTTTTTTGTTGCGTAAAATCAAAAATAGGACTTATCATATCTAAAGATGACTTATCAATTGGCATATATTTGACTGCATTATTAGCATATAATAATAAGTTTTTTGTTTGCAAAGGATTCTTCTTGATCATTAAATAAATCGAAATTCCTACAAGCGCAATGGTTGCCATTTGTATATATTTTTTCCATGAAACAAAAATTTTACTATATTTTCCATCATGGTAAGAATTATAAAGCAAAAATCCAGTAATACCAAATATAATTAATTCTAATTTCATATATATATTAAATATTATATTTTTAAAAATAACTCTTTCAAAAAATGAATCAATTTATTTACATCAATTGGTTTGGTGGGACTTTCAAATAAAAAATGAACAACCATATATTTTATTTTCTCAAATAATTTATTCGAATTATTTTTATTTTTATGATTGATAAACACAAAATAAACCATGACAAATCCCCATATATCAATGTTTTTAATAAATACCGTTGAAAAATAGGTGTCTAACTCAAAAATTCCATTTTTAGTAAATGCAAACAATACTTGAGATAAATATTCAGTAATATAATAATACGTAAAATCATAAATTACCAATTTTTCTTCCTTTTTCTTATCTTCTTTCTTATCTTGTTTTTTTTGAGAAAATAATTCGACCATTCTTGAATTGATTAATTTTAAATGTCCTAGACCTCGAATTTTTGACCACAAGTGAATAAATTTTTCTACAAATTCTTGAATCGAATGATAAGTTGGTTTGGAGTTTTCTTTAAATAAAAAAACATGATATTCTTTTAAAAAATATTTGTTAAATAATATGATTGAAAAAGGAACATTATATTGAAAAGGACGATTTGTTAGAATTTTTGGTATTGGTTGTCCTTTACTATATTGAGTAGATAATCCCCAATCAATTAAACGCGCATAAGTTGATTCTTTTTGCACTAAGATATTTCCTTCTTTAATATCACAATGATAAACACCTAATTCATTCATTGGTAAAATACCTTTCACTAATAAACGAATGAGTATGTCATTGAGTTGATTTGTAATAGGAATATGTTTTAAATCGGATCCACCATAAGGCATATTCAAAGCCAATAATCGATTTAAAGACTGGTTTACTTTTTTTACTGTAATTTTTCTTTTATTTAACGCTTTGCATTTTTTTTTATAATTTTGTAAATCGGACTTTGTTAGATTACTCGGTTGACATAAAACGAAATCATTTACTAAAAAATAATCACTATAATTAGGTATTTGTTTTAGAATTTTTTGGAATTTATGAATTTCGTTATATTCGGCTTTTGCATTTTTTTTGGTCATTAATTTACTAATGCGATTCTTAGTAGAAACATTTTTTTTCGTTTTACATTTTAACGCAGGTTGAAAGATACATCCAAATCCACCAGAAGCAATTACTTTTCCACCTGTTTTATTATTTTGCCCAGATCCATTTATTATATTTATCATTCAATTTCTCTTATATAATAAATAGAAATAAAAAATCGATACTATAGTTCGATTTTACGTTTTTTATACAATTTATAATACCATTGTGAAATATCTTGTATCGTTTTTTTCTTACATAATAAAGGAGTTTTTTTTGAAATATCGAACAAAACCATTTTTTGAATGCATTTATATAAGATACATTTTGTATGACTTAATGTATCTACTTTATAGTCAATGCTATTTTCAAACTTTAAAATCGATAATATTTGTTCACTTACATAATGAAACAAATATTTACTGGGATGATTTGGTGTATAAAATAGCAATTTTTTTCTATAATTATTTTTTATATATTGAGAAATAGGAATGCTATAAATAAATTTATCTGGACTCATTTGTTTATGTAGCAATATAATATCATATCTTTTATTTAATTCTTCAAAACTCGTGTTTGCAAGTGTTTTTAATTCATGAGTTGTTTTTAAGGCTTCGTTATTTACATAAGTATTGATATAATAATTGATGTCTTTACTATTATTATAACAATCAAGTAATGAAGAATGATGATATGGTTGAGTTTCTCCTAAGGTATGAATCATTTTTACATCAAAATAATAAAAAGAAAAATGGAAATTATTTAATATAATAATTTTACAATCTTTTTTAGCATGATAAACTACATAGGTAGTAGATAAATAATGTTTATCTCTATAATTATTTTCAATGATGGTCATAATAATGATATCCGCATTAACTACATATTCGTGAAATTCCTTTTCTAACATTTCTGTAGAAAAACATTCTATAATAGTTTGATTATATTTCGTTTTATCTAAATTTAAGGTATTGTATAGTGGCGTCATTTGACAGTTGCCGTAAAATAATAGGTTACTCATAATAATATATTATAGATTTCTAATTATATTGTTATTTTAAACGAAAAGTTACAAGTTACAAGTTTTTAATTGTTTTTGTAAATCGCAACCTTTTCTTCCGTTTTTTCGAATCTCCTGATCCTCCCAATAACAAAGGAGCAGCAAAATAGAGTCCAGTTCCAATGGCACCTAAAGCAGCTACTGAACCAACCGTTGCTAATTTATTCGTTAATTGTTCATCAACTGGTGTCGGTGGTTGGTCTTCTCGTAATTGATTCAAGTCGTCACTATATTGTTGATGAGCATCTTGTAAATTATTACGTGCGCTATTTATATCATTATAATCTTGTTTTAATTTATCTTCGTCTTCTTGTTGTATTTGCTGTTCATGAATTTTTTCTTCTTCTTCTTGTTCTTGTAATTGTTGTTCATAGGTTTCTTCTTTACTTTCTTCTCTTGATTTGATTTCTTGTGTGTCTGTATTATCTGAATCTAATACGTTATCGTTATTTTCATCCTTATTTTCATTAGCATCTGATTTTTTAAATAGATTTAAAATACGTTTTTTGATAGTTAAATATTTATTGGTTTCGGATTGAATCATTTTTTTTAATTTAGCATCACTTGTGGTTTTAAAGTTACTTTCTATCATATTATTAATGGTGTTAAGCGCATTATTTATACTTTCGATTTGCTCATTTGTATAATTACTTTTTACTGGTTCTTCTGCTACTTTATTTTCTTTTACTTCCTCTACTACTTCTTTTTCTATTTCCTCTTTTACAGGTTCTTCTTTTACTTCTTCTTCTATTACTTCTTTTTCTGGTTCTTCTACTACTTCTTTTTCTATTTCCTCTTTTTCTGGTTCTTCTACTACTACTTCTTTTTCTGGTTCTTCTTTTACTTCTTGTTCTGGTTCTTCTTTTACTTCTTCTATTACTTCTTTTTCTTCATTTTCTTTTACAGGCATTTCTTCTACGTCTTCTTCTTCAGAATCGGTAATCGTTTCATTCGTTGTTTTTGAATTAGTATCATCTTCCGAACCACCTTTCATTTTAATAGCAGGAATGTAATATTTAAAAATGGCCATAAAATATTCTAACAAAGCTTGTTGTGATTTTGGAAAATCGTCTGTAATCAAATTATTACACATATTTGAATTCAATAAAATCAAGGTAGATTCGGGGATCGTCCATTTTTGGTCATTCATATCCACAATAAATTTATAATAATTTTTAATCACACCATTTCTCCAACGATCTATTTTCCACATAAAAAATAATTTATTTTGTATGATATCAACATAGACCGAAGTGTTAATAATAGCTAAACCAAATTCATTATTAATATTGATGAGACACTGATAAAGGTTTTGTTCTAAAATAACTTGATTTTGCTTTGTATTTGAATTTATCGTAATATGAATATTTAAACCTGCTGGAATTTGTTGAATATAATTATTGGATTTGTTTCCAAATAAGTTTTGCTGTTGAAATTTACTCATTCCACCAATAAAAAAAGAATTGTGAGAAATCGTATTTGTAAAAGATACAAATTTCATTAATAAATCAAGTAACGTTTTGGAAATATTTTGTTGACAAAATAATTTAATTCGATTTAATTCATCCATTTTTACAATGCCATTTATATTTAAGATTTCATCAAAATAAGGGATGATTCCCCAAAATTCAGGCACGGTTGTGCTATTCGTATTTTCTTGAGATAATTCATAGATTGCTTTATGTTCATCTTCATCGACATTTAATTTTTTGAAAATATTTTGTAAATCTTTGGAAAACAATTTTTCATTGGTTTGTTCTCTGGTTTTTGTTAATTCTGTTATAAATTCTTTATCTTGTTCTACCTTGTCTTTGAAAGTATTATAAATGTATTGATTATTTACTAAAATAGTAGATCGATTAATGTCTAGATACACTTGTTTATCTAATGCAGAAATGTCTATTTTTCCATTTTTTACAAAAACACCTTCATTTTCATCGGTTTTCAATAATTGATCAATCGTAAATGGAGTTTGGTTGGAAGGAACAAAAACATGATATCCTATAAATTGTTGAGGATACAATGTATCACTAGGTCCAATCACATGAATGTTATCTTTGTCACTGGATTTAATGATGGATGTTATATCTTGTTGACCCGTTTCTCCACCGCTTTGAAAAAAGGAACGGTTTTTGTTTTTGGATGTTTTATTGGTTTTGTATTTTTTTTTTAAGTTAATGGTAAAATATTTCATGTATAATATATATTTTTATATTTTTTTATAATATATATTTAATGGATAATTACCATTTATATAGTAAATCATTTATTTTTAATGTTGAAAATATAGAAGCGTCTGCAAGTATTATTTTACCAGGGGGTATTGAAATTGTAGCAACTGCGACTGCGTCTGCGGAATCGCAATATAGTTATGAAGATGCATGGCAAATTGCGTATGTTCAAGCAAAAGAGTTAGCTAGAATAGCTGCAGAAAATGATGCAAATATTATACATCTAACTTTCGAGGAACCTGAAAATCCAGAAACATCAAATATTTTGTCTCTGCATGACTTTAGTAATGAAAATTATAATGATAATTTAGGAGATATATCACCAATAATAGTAGAGGTAGAAGAGCAAATAGACGAAACTTGTCTTAATCAATTAGAAGAAGAAACTAGTGTAACAGGATCTTTATCATTATTAGATCGAGGTAAAGATATAAATAAAGTTAACGGTAATTATTTAGCTACAAACTATAGTATTTTATCAAACACGCCATTATGTTTAGCAACTAGTTCGAATGTAAGTTTATCTGCTACTTCTAGTGTTTTGATATTAGGGCAATTTACATTTCATATAGATAGTGACGCAAGTCAAGTAAATATTTATGCAACTCTTGTAAGAAATACTAATCCTTTTATACCTGGAATAATAGGATCTAGTGGGGCAATAAATCTTGCAAATAATGAGAATCTTGGAACAACTATTTGTTCTAGAGGCGATTTTATTGGAACTACAACTCATTTAAAATTGGATTCAAATTATAATGATATTTATTCATATACAATCCCTTTATCCGTAATAGATACTCCTTTACAATCAAATACTTATTATTATGCTATTATAGCTGAAACTAGCAATAATGTTGTAGCAATTTGTGAAACAGTCATGATATCGGTTCTTCAAGTTACGCCATAAATGTATGAATAATATAAAAATATAAAAAAATAATTGTATTTAATAATAATAGATAATGGCTTTTACAAGATTTCACGATGATCCTTGTCGCATTGTAAAACAAAATCAACAAATGACCGATCAAGGTCGTTGGATATTAAATGTTCCAGGAAATCATGGGGACAGTCCATGTTATATGTTGGATCCGCAAATTATTGCGCAAAAATGGGGAGGCAATTTATGGTCCAATGCGATTGATGTGCAAAGTTCTTTATTAGGAATGGATCGAACTCTAACAAGAGATTGTTTAGGCGTTCCTCAAAGAAATTCAAATTTGAACCATGTCAAATCCGCACCTGTTCAATATCCACAATGCGATAGTTTAACTACTGATCAATCAAGGGTAACGAATCCGGCGTGGATGTATAAAGATTTAGAACAAGTGGATTGGTATTATTTGCCGAGAGATCCACAAGAAAATGTTTTGTTACCATTTCAAAATAACATCAACACACGTGTGTTAGAAAAGGATTATTTTGTTCGTGAATATGATTGTGTGCTAATGGAAAAAGGTGGAAATTATCCTTCTGAGCTTAAACCAGGTAGTTATGTAGGAGGACCAAATACATGCGCATCTAGTAATTCGTGTTTGAAAATGTTATAATAAAAAAGTTAAAAAAAAGAGTTTTATAGATAAATATTTTAATATTATTTATATATAAGTATTAATTATGGAATTAGCGATACCATTAATTGCATTAGGAGGAATGTATGTAATATCGAATCAAAATTCTAATCAAAATTCTAATCGACAAAATAAAAATTCTAAAAAAGTAAGATTTTCAGAACAAAATACAAAAGAACAATTCACAAATATGGGGAAAACAAGTAACTATTTACCAAATACACAAATTCCTCCACAAAATTATCCTGTAACTAATTATAAAGAATTAGATGATGTTATTAATCACTATCCGAACCCAAATTCAGTAACCGATAAATATTTTGATCAAAATTTATATCAACAAAAAGAGAGAAAAGGAATGAATGTAGGTGATAATATTCAGGAAATTTATTCTTTAAATGGAAATTATTTGAATTCTGAAGAATTTAAGCATAATAACATGGTTCCTTTTTATGGTGGAAAAATAAAAGGAAAAGTATATGATGATAATATAGCTGAAACTGTATTAGATAATATGGCTGGAACTGGATCCCAAGTGATTAAAAAGATCGAACAAGCCCCACTTTTTAAACCCCAAGAAAACGTGCAATGGGCCTATGGAATGCCTGATATGAGTGATTTTTTTCAATCCCGAGTTAATCCTGGCATGAAAATGAATAATGTCAAACCTTTTGAAGAAATCAGAGTCGGTCCAGGATTAGATAAAGGATTCGGATCCCAAGGATCTGGTGGATTCAATGGAGGAATGGAAGCACGTGAAAAATGGTTACCAAAAACTGTTGATGAACTCCGCATTACTACGAATCCAAAAGAAGAATTTTCATTGTTGAATCACGAAGGTCCTGCCCAATCGGTGATCAAAAATTTAGGTAAAATTGGAACGGTTGAAAAATACACTCCAGATACATTTTATATTCAATCACAAGATCGTTGGTTAACGACAACTGGTTTAGAAAAACAAACACGAATGATTTCGGAAGAAATACAAAAACCAAGTCATCGTAATGATACCACTAGTTATTATGCGGGTGCTCCTAATTCTACTTTAAAAACTGCAAGTTATGTTCCGACGAGCTATGAAGAAACGAAACGAATTGCACTTCCAGGAAAAGATGTGAATCCATCGTCCGCAATGGGAAAAGGACCCATTACAGATGGAGAAGCGTTTTTAAAAAGTCATAATAATGTAGTAAATCATCGTTCAACCACAGAACAGCCGCAAACATTTGGTTCGGGATTTAGTCGAGCGATCGGCGCGGCCATTGCACCTATCATGGATGTTTTAAAGCCATCTAGAAAAGAAGAATATAGTTGTAATATGCGCATGTATGGTAATATAGGAGGAGAAGTTCCTGGAAATTATGTTTTGAATCCAAAGGATGCACCAAATACAACGATTCGTGAAACTACCATGTATAGTCCTCATGGAAATGTCGGTAATCAAATCAATGCTGCCTATTTAGTTCATGAACAACAAGCTATTCAAAATCAACGTGATTCTACCATTTGTTCTACGGTTGGTAATGCGGGTGGTGCTGCAGCTAAATATGGAAACCGTGTTTATGATGCAGAATATCGTCAAACTAATAATGTGCTAAAAGAAGGAACCACTGTAAGTCGAACCAATCAAGGAAATATGAAAATGTTTAATCCAAATATGAATGCCGCCATTTATAAAAATGATGAAGATCGTGAAAACAATCGATTATGGGCACCTGAAGCAACGATTCCGATGGGACCAAGTATGCAAACTTATGGAAAAATCAATATGCCACAATATTATAATGAATGCGAGTCATGCGAACGCATTCAGCCAGATTTATTAAATGCATTTAGAGCAAATCCTTATACCCATAGTCTAACCAATTCGGTTTAGAAAAAAAAGATAAAAAGTAAATATTTTTTATCTTTTGTATAAATAATTAATTACTCATACTCATATAATTATTATGTATAGTTATCCATTGAAAAACGAGAAGAGATACAATAAGAAGATTAGGGATACTCGAAATCAATTTATGTTTGAATATTTTCAAATCCAAATATGGTTCTTCAAAATAATAATTGCCTTCTTTTCCACATTTTGTGTCATCCCGTCTACAAGAATCTGCAAAATCCAAAACAATTTGTTCGGTAATCACATTTTTCTCACCAAATTTTTCACAACGACTCGTAGTTGATGTAAAATCACTATCATAAGGACTCGGTTTATAATGAATACAACTTTTACACGAAGGAATATCAATATTCTTCACAATATTTTTATTTTTGATAAACTTTTCACTATTTATTACATTTATGAAAAGGCATAAAAAAAAGATGGATTTCATTGTAAATTATATATTTAATTTATAATGATGTATTTATATTATTATTATATATAGATAATAATGATTTCATCTTATAGATTAGGTGATTTAGTTTTATTAGATTTAGGTGAAAATGAAATTAATGAAATAGTAACAGAACATCCGAGTTCAATTGGTTGTAAATATATTTTAGAAAAAAGAAAAAATAGTTATCATAATAATATTGATATAATTACTAAAATTGTTTTGGAACATATTGAAGAAAAACTAGAATTTTTACCAAAAGATATTTTAGATAGCACATTAATACATTTAAGATTAGGAGATGTTATTGCAGGAAATGAGTGGCACGAAAAAATAAAAAGACCAATAGAGATAGATTATCTTAAATCGTTAGTTATAAATGATAGTAATAAAAAATATATTATTGGTAAATGTTTTTTTGCTAAAACAAGTTCAAATAATTATGAAGAATGTATTAATTTATCAAATATATACTTACAAAATGTAATTAATGAATTACAAGCAGAACATTTTGATTCTGGAAATGCTGATATAGATTTATGTTGCGCTGTAAAGTCAAAAATATTTATACAAGGAAAAGGATTTTTTAGTAAACTAATTGTTGAAATAAGAAAAAAATTAAACTTAATAAATATTGAAACAAGCACACACGATTAAACGATTAAGAATAATAGAAATATCTAAACAGAAATAGTTAATGTATGTGTGGCAATGACAAGCCCAGCTGTTTTTGTTTTCTTGACATTTTGAATTTCCGTATAAATAAATGGAATTTTTTTCTTTAATCGAGACAATTTATTTGTATAAAACTTGCATAATTCCGCACCTTTTTGTATAATTTCATTGAATTCTTTTATATTAAATTTTCTGGATGGATCTGGAAATAAAGCAACAACATGACAAGAACTGTCCCTCTCCGCATGTATCCAAATATCTGTTTCGATTGCTTCATCAATCACGGCAAAATTATCTTTTGCATTTTCACCAATTAAATAATGAATCGTTATATCTAAATTATCAAAAACTATTTTTTCGGTTCTCATTTTTATTTTGTAATATATTATTTTATATAAAATATAAAATGATCTTCAATTTTTATTATAATAAATATAGTTGCGTTATTATACTAATATAAAAAGACTCTTTTATAATAATTAATCGTTGTCATGTCATTAATAATTCATGAAAATATTCAAGAAAAGTTAAATTATTTTCATAAAATACGTAAAATACCAAATATTATCTTTCACGGCAGTTCTGGATGTGGTAAAAAAACAATTGTCAATCAGTTTATTCATAAAATATATAATTATAACAAAGAAAAAATAAAAGATTTTGTCATGTATGTAAATTGCGCGCATGGTAAAGGCATTAAATTTATTCGAGATGAATTGAAATTCTTTGCAAAAACACATATTAATTCGAATGGAGGAGATATATTCAAAAGTATTATTTTAATTAATGCAGATAAGTTAACTATGGACGGTCAGTCGGCGCTAAGACGATGTATTGAATTATTTAGTCATACAACACGTTTTTTTATTATTGTAGAAGATAAATATAAGTTGCTAAAACCTATTTTATCTCGATTTTGTGAAATTTATATTCCAGAACCCATGTATGAAAATAAAATAATCAACTTATATCAATATAATTTGAATAAAACCTTTCAGTTACAAAGCATCAAAAAACAAAAAATGGATTGGTTAAAAAATGAGCTTTCGAAAAATATGAATTCATCAACGACGCCACAGAATCTTTTAATTTTTGTCTCAAAATTATATGAAAAAGGTTATAATGCTTTACAGTTGATTGAACTCTTAGAAGACCATAATCAATTTACAAATTTAACAGATAAAAAAAGATATGAATTATTAGTAACATTTAATCGGGTTCGAAAAGAATTTCGTAATGAAAAATTGCTTATTTTATTCATTTTAAATTTTATTTATTTGAGTTCAAATGAAAGTTTAGAAAATATATCTTTTATGTAAAATGGATGATTTTAATGTTTCTAGTTTACATGAATCAAAAAATGAATGGGGAGCGCGATTATTAACTATTTTAACACCTTTGATTATCGAAGGATTAAAATCCATTTTTGAAGAATCCTATAAATTATGTAGAACGAATAACGAAGATGAAAAATATTTGATGACTTTTCAAAATTTTATTTCACGAATTCCAAAGTGGAATCCAAGTGTGATTGAACAAGAAAGTAAACGAATTGTGGAAAAAAGTCGTTGTAGTTATTTAGAAGAATTAATTACATGTGTTCATATTATTCAATTGAAATTATTAACTTCGATGAGAGTAGGACAAAAACAAAAAAAAATAGATATTAATATTCCAAAATTAGATGATTTCGTGCATAAAACTTATATTCATGTAGCTAGAAAAATATATAAAAATGTATATTTATTTGAATTAAATATTCCTCCTTTACAGACACAAAAAAACAATCGAGAACTAGAAATTATTATTCAAGAATGTATTTTAAATACCATCAGAGATAGCATTCCGATTGAAAATATTTTAAAAGTTTATATGGATGAAACAGTTGAAGAAGATGTTACCGAAGAAATTAAGGAAGAAGTCTTGGAAGAAGAACCTCAAGAAAAAGTAGAAGAATCAAATCATATTTCTGAAACCGACAAACAAGAAGTCTTCAATGTAAATAGATCAGAACCAGCTTTAAAATTTAATGATGTAGACATTGCTCGTAATATTCATAATGAAGAAGAAATGATTAATGCTCCCAAAACAATTGAACGCTTAGAAGAATTAAGTAATATAAGAAATATTCAAAGAAAATTAGAGGAAGAAGAAGACAATAACAACGATAACGTAAGATTAAAAATATATGACCAAGCCGCCGAATTAACAAATTTAGATGTGCATGTTATCAATCCTCCAGAAATAGAACTGAACAATGATTTTTTGTTAGATGACATTGAAATTTTAGCATAAAAGTTTCATTTTTTTTATTGCGTTCAATGTTCAATAAGAATGTAAAATCTTATTTTAATGGATAATATTTTTATTATTGCAATTGCCGTTGCAATTATTTTTTTGGTCGTAAAATTTATTGAAATGAGATTTATTGAAAAAGAAAATAAACCACTAAAATTTTTAATACGTGATACTTTGGTGGTATATTTTAGTGTTATTGCTGGTTTTTTTGTCATTGATCAGATTCAACCAGTGATGGAAGGAGGTTTAACTAGTTCACCATCTGTATTTACCGATAATCCTGAATTTTAATTCTTCATTTTTTATAAAAAATAATAAACTGTTTATTTATTATTTTTTAACGACCTGTCCAGACTTTTACAATCGGTCTATTTATTTTTTTATATCGAAAATGTTTTTCATAATCTTCAAATTTATATCCCCAATTTCCTACGGTTTGAATATTTCCCAGTAAAGACTTGTAGTTTTTTAAAATTGGATATTCTAGTGTAAATAATAATCCCATGATTCTTTCCATTCCGCATCGATCGGTTCTATTTTTAACATAATGCACTAAATTTGTAAAACCATATTTTTTCTCCAAGTTAGATAAAAATTGATGATTAATGTAAGATTGGACACCAAAACAACAAACAAATTCATTTTGATTATTTAAACCTAATATATTGGTATTTGTTTTGGATAAATATTCCATTAACATAAAATTATTTTTTAAACCAGAACAAATGCGTAAAAGATTATGCAAATTTTCTTTGTCATATTGAAAATGCCATAAAGGTATTACTGGTTGACTCAACTTCTCGAATGATATACGTTTATGAATAAAAACACTATCGTGTAATATCACTGCATTATCAAACCATTGTGGATTTTTTAGAAAATAAATATATGGAAGCAATTCACCAGTTCCTGGATATTCTGATTGGATAATTTGTATATTTTTATATTGGAAATCAGCCTTTATAAATTCTTGCTTGCTATTATCATCAATAATAATAATTTGTTTGAATGGGTAAAGTAATCGAATTAATTTTACACTTTGATTCCAATATTTATTTGTTTTGGGAGAATTTACATGTCTTGTAATAATAAATCCAAAAGTCATTATTATAGGGTAATAAAAAAAATATACCAAGATATTTTATTTATTGTTTTTTATTTACAAATCGTCTATATTCATAACAATACTATCTTTTGTCAAACTTGTTTTAGAAATCATATATTTTTTAAATTCACGACGTTCTAATTGTGCAGCTGGACTATGATTGTGAACACATCTTGCAATCATTTTATATAATTTAAAATCAGGATATCTTTCCATTCCATTATTTTTATATAATACATTAATATTATTATCATCTGAGCACCATTCAACAATTAATTTAATTACAGGATTCGATGATTCTAATTCTTTTATATTTTCAAAATCGTCTACAATATAATCGAAAATAGAACAAGCTAAACGACATAAATCAAAACTAAAATTTGGTTCTAATCTTGCTTTCTTTTCATTAAAATAAGGTTCTGTATTATATTGGGTGGATGCATCTCCACCATTTTGAAAACTATCGCTGCAAAATAAGTTTCCATTAAATTTGTAAATTGCTCTTCCAAAATCAATAATTTTATAAATACGTCCAAAAGTAGGAACTTTATAATATTTTTTTTTGAATTGATAATAAATATATTTTTGGTTCGTTGTGTTATACATTACATTGTTGGTATGTAAATCATTATGTGTAAATGAAAACAATTTTTGATAAGTAATTAAAATCATAATAATTTGCATAAAAGCCGAAAACCATTCATCGTCGGACAATTCACTATTTATAATTAAATCATCAAATGTATTTTCACATTTTTCCATACATATCATTTGGACAGGAAATTTTGGTAATATAACATTAATTACCTCTTCTTCGTCATCTTCATCTTCATTTTCCTCTGTTTCATAACTTGTATCTGTGTTGCATTCTTCACTATCTTCATCGTCTTCCTCATCCTCATCCTGAGACGAATGTGTATGGCTTGTTCTTGAAGAACAACTTGAAGTAGAACGCAGTGTTTGTATATGATCATCTTGTAAAAATGGATTTACTGAAGTAATATCAATCAAGTCGCTAGATAACTGATTCGATGAATGTTGTGAAAATAGATCTTCAAATATTTCGTTACTAATCGAAGGAATTGTAAGTTCAGGAAGATCTTCACTAGAAAAAATTTTAATAGGAACTAAAATTTTAGGAGTTTCTTCAATCATTAAATGAGAATAATCGTCAATTTGAAAAAGAATATTTTTTTGTTTATTAAAAAATTCAGACTTGACTAAGTAATCAAGATCGTCGGCTACATTTAATTTAAAATTATTTTTGATCGTTAAAAAAGAACCATAATAATCCACCCCATGAATAAATCTTTTATAATTTAATAATTGACTTGTTAGAAAAACAAAAAAACCATCTACATAAGATGAATTATTACGATCTAACAATTTTGAATGTGTATATGAATTATCTTCTAAAGATGGAAGGGTAAATAAATAAGGATCTAAGTGATTATATTTTCCGACAATATATTTACAAGGATCTAACAAAGGAGCCATTTTAAAAAAAGCTTTCCCATCAATAACCGTATCAAAGTCGCTATTTTTAAGTTTACATGTAAAAATATTTTCAGAGTCGCCTTTTGTTACATCGTGAAGATACCACAAGTGATTTAAATTGATCGAGTTATAATTATTTGAATTCAATGAAAAAAAAGTATTATAAATAGGAATGTAATTTTGTATTTCTGATAATTCAATCCCTTTATGATTTTGTAGACTGGCAAAAAGACGGGTATTTTTTCTCTTTTGATAATTTAGAGGAAGAGTCATTAGCTATTTAATATAAAAATAATATACTTTTTTAACTTATAAAATATACCTAAACAATCTAACAGAATCATTGTTCGTTCGTTCTATCTTTTCCAATATTTTCTTATGAATATTAATATTCATGAATTTAGAATTGAAAAAATTTGATATGAAAAGTATTAGCTTTAAACCAAATGAAACAAAAGGACCCGTGGTAGTGCTTATCGGTCGTCGTGATACTGGAAAGTCTTTTTTAGTAAGAGATCTTTTATTTTATCACCAAGATATTCCCATCGGAACCGTGATTTCAGGGACAGAAGAAGGAAATGGATTTTATGGCAAATTAGTGCCTAAATTATTTATCCATAATGAATACAATACAGTGATCATAGAAAACATTTTAAAAAGACAAAGACAAGTGCTGAAACAAATCAAAAAAGAAATGGAAACATTTAAAAAAAGCACGATTGATCCGCGAACCTTTGTGATTTTAGATGATTGTTTATATGACGCCACCTGGTCACGAGATAAACTCATGCGATTACTTTTCATGAACGGGAGACACTGGAAGGTCATGCTTATCATCACAATGCAATATCCCCTTGGCATCCCACCAACTCTGAGAACAAATATCGACTACGTTTTTATTTTGAGAGAACCTTATATTGCGAATCGTAAACGCATTTATGAAAATTATGCGGGAATGTTTCCAACCTTTGAGTCCTTTTGTCAGGTCATGGATCAATGCACCGAAAATTACGAGTGTTTAGTGATAAATAACAACTCAAAATCGAACAAATTACAAGAACAAGTCTTTTGGTATAAAGCCGATAGTCATAACGATTTTAAATTGGGATCCAAAGAATTTTGGGAGATGTCAAAACAAATCGTTTCAGATGACGAAGACGAACAATATGACCCAAACAATGTGAAAAAACGCGGCGCAGGACCTAAAATAAGTGTCAAAAAAAGTAAATGGTAAAATCCGCTTTTATAAAAAGCGCTTTTTTATATATAAGAGATAAAACTACTTAAATAGTATCTTATAATAAATAATATAATAAAATGCAAGAGTTAAATATTGTAGAACTTATTGAAAAAAACCCTATCACAAAGCTTTCGTCCACATATAATAGTAAATTATTGAATAAAATCAAAGAAAATTTTACTGGATTTGAACAACAATTATTTATTACTAGTTTTTATTGTTACTTAAATTATGATAAAAACACGGATTTTGTAATAGACTTGGATAATGTATGGAAATGGTTAGGATTTTCAACAAAATTTAACGCCGAAAGAACATTAGAAAAATATTTTAAACTTGATATAGATTATAAAATAGCTTCTCATTTAGGAGGAGCGGTTTTTACTAAGCAAAATGGTGGACAAAATATCAAAAAAATATTTTTAACAATCAAATGTTTTAAGTCATTATGTTTAAAAGCACAGACAAAAAAAGCATCCGAAATTCATGAATATTATATGAAATTAGAAGAAGTATTACAACAAATCGTAGAAGAAGAAACCGATGAATTAAAACTACAACTAGAACAAAAGGAAAATATGATTTTAGAAATTAAAGAATCTTCCGAAAAGGAAAAAGCAAAATCCAATAAAGAAAAACAAAAAGCAGTAGAACAAGTAATTATTAATCAATTTCCTGTAAATACAGAATGCATTTATTTCGGAACCATTGATAATACAAATGAATCGAGAGAAAAGTTGATTAAATTCGGACACACAAATGATTTATCCACTAGAATAGTAGACCATCGTAAAAAATATAATAATTTTGTTTTAGTCAATGCGTTTCGCGTTCAAAATAAAGTAGAAATAGAAAATCTAATCAAAAATTACCCAAAAATTAAAAGACAAATTCGTAACATAGAAGTTAATGGAAAAAACAAAACCGAAATTATTGCTTATGACACCACAAATTTTACAATTGAAAAATTATCCAAACATATCAAAGATATTATTCATTCCAAAACATATAGCATAGACAATTTCAACCGAATCATAAAAGAAAACGAGGAATTAGAAAGTGAAAACAGAAATTTAAAAGAACAAGTAAAATCTCATGAACTTTTACTAGAAAAACAAAGCATTGAATTAAATGAATTTAGAGAGAAAATTGAAAATCAAAAAAAAATTATTGAAACCGTAAACTGCGATAACCAATGTGTTTATCAAAATGTCTTATTACCTGAAGATGATGTTCATAAAAAATTTAATGAATTTGTAAATAGTATTTGTATTGTTCGTCCTGATGTAGAAGAATTATCTGTTAATTTAGAAGGGCGGTATCGATTGTGGTCACAAGTAAAACCTACGAAAGAAATGTTCCATTCTCTTAAAAATTATTTAGACACACGATTCAAACCAAAACGTATTCAAGGGAATCACGGATACTTAGGTATTAAATTAAAACCAGTAGAATATAAAAAACACCAAGAAAATTCTACTGTTGAAACATTTATATTTCAAGTATGTAAATTTTCCGATTGTGGTAAAATTTTAAATTCTGTTTTATTAAGAGAATATCAAGCATGGAAAGTATGTGTTAATAAAGAAATAACGGATAATGATATGAAAGAAATAAAAGAATACTTAAATGCATCACCTTATGCTCTTAAAGCAACCGTATGGACGGAAGACGGAAATAATGAAGGATATTATGGAATCTCATTAAAACAAACTGAGATCAAACCCAAACTCATTTCATCCACAGGTAAAAAAGTTTACAAAAGAGAAGAAAAAACAAACTTATTACTAGGGACATGGGATAGTATTGTGAAAGCAGCAGAATCAGAAAACATTTCTGCTTCTAAAATGAGTCGGTTTGTAAAAAATAAAAATATAATAAATGATTATTATTATAGTGTTATTTAATGATGATAATACATGAGTAGACTTTGCGCAAAACTATCTCCTTTGGTCATGTTTACAAAATCTTTATGATTTTCAATTTTGTGATTTTTATAAACGATGGAAAAACAATTGTTTCCGTAGTTACATTTGGCATATTTACATAAATAATCGACTATTTTTTGATCTGACAAAAGAATGGGAAGCAAAGGTCTAATGTCTACAATATTCAATGATTCACTTCGATAGGTTTGAATGCGTTCTAAAAATATGAGATAATAATATTCTGTCTGAATAAATTCTTTATAAATATAGCGTTGGATTTCGATAGGTAGGGTTTTGATTCTTTTTTCCAAGGTTATAGGCGGTAAAAGAGTAAATGAATTATTCACTTCTTTATTTATTTTTTTAGAAGGGATCATAGGTAGGATAAATTCATAATCTGTCATTTTATTATTATTTAATATAATGATTAAATAATAATTGAATCAAATAATATTAATTTTTTCATTTATCAAGATTATGTTGAGCTGTTAGCAAATGGACCACTTTTTAATTGACTTTGTCCGTAATCGGTTTTACCTACAATAATATTTTCACCTTCGAATAGTTCACTACGAATATCTCCGACTGAAATACTTTCTTTTTCCATCAAGTTACGCTCTTGAGTATTTTGAATACCAATTAGATTTCCGTCTTCATCAATGGTTTGTGTTAGAAGGTTACCAGACTTTTCGGCATTCAGCATATTTTCTTCCATCGCCTTCTTTTTACTATCCTTAATACGTTGTTCGAATGCATTTTTAGCAAATGTTTCATTTTTTGTTTTTTCTTGCATCAGTTGATTTAATTCTTCTTCCATGTATTCAGTTTTACCAGTTTTATAAGCTTCTGGATCCCAACATAACCATTGGCCTACAGGTCCAACAAAAATATCAAAATGAGGATCCACTTCTCTCAATAGTTTAGCACGTAATTCAGCTTCCTCTTGTGTAGCAAAATTTCCTCTACTTTTGAATCCACGAACAGAGGTTTGAAAATGATGTTTAATATTAAATTCTTTTTCTAGTTGTTCTTCATTTTTATCTAAAAATGTTTTATAATCATCTTCGATGGAAGTTTGTGTAATATTATCTTTTTCTTCTTTCACAAAATCTTCATAATCCTTCATAATATCTTCAAATGAAAGTTTGTATTTATAAGACAAGAAATTCAAAAATTGCGCAAATTTTTCCATTGACTTGGAAAATTCCCACTTATTTAGGAACTCTTGGAAAAAAAACATTTCTTTTTGTTTTAGTATTTTTTCAGGTGTAATAAAAGAAAAACATCCAAAGTTTTGTCCAGCAATTGATTTATCAACCTCTAATAAGTCAACATATTTTGGATTTGGTTTTCCGTCTTTTGTGTTTTTTCTTTCAAAGCCAGTTTTTTTGTTTTTACTCATTGTATATTTAGTAAATTTTTAGTTTTAAGTTTTTTATCGAATAAATTATTTTTTCTTGATTCATTATATAATGAACAATATGTTTAATGTTTCTGAATTGATCAAAAGAATCATCAAGTATTTAATTGAAGGTTTAATGGTTGCCATTGCTGCTTTTGCTATTCCTAAACAATCTTTGAATTTAGAAGAAATTGCTTTGATTGCTTTAACTGCTGCTGCCACATTTAGTATTTTAGATACTTATGTCCCAAGTATTGCCGTAACTGCTAGATCAGGTGCTGGATTTGGTATTGGTGCAAATCTAGTTCAGTTCCCAGGTGGATTTTAATTGTAAAATGAATAGATAAATAATATAATAATTAATATTTTATATTATATATAATGAATTTTTGGTTTTGGAATACCACTACAAAAAAAATGAAGCCCAAGTCAGATAAGACAAAGACCAAATCAAAAATAAATCCTACAAATAATAAATCAAGATCCAATAAAACCAAATCTAGGAAAATGAAAAGAGGTGGAGCTGATACAGCATCAGAAGATAGTAGTCCTCCAGCTTATAATGAACGTTACGATGACTATGTAGCTGAAATGAAAAAATAAATATTTTTTTTGATTTATTCATTTTGATTATTTATTTTTTTGAATCAGTCATCCAATTTTGCACTAATAGTGTTGGTTTTTTTTCGACAGGAGGATGATATTCAAAACATGGGTCCTGTGTAATATTTTTCTCCATAATCTGTTTATTTTCAGGAAGATAAAATTTACAAACAGAACTATCAAAACACCGTTTTCCAGTAGCATAACCACTACTATAAGGTTTAATATCTTGCACATCGTAAAACTCTGCAAATATTAATCCGACATCAGATGTAGAGATACTTTTAAAAAATCCTTTTTGTTTTCCATTCCCTGAACAAATGGGACCTTGAATATAATATAACTGATTTGGAATTAAATCTTGAGCTAACGTTTCTTTCATATCTACTTTTAGAAAAAGGTATAGAAAAAAAGATTTCAATTTAATCTACTTTATCTACTTTTTAGAAAAAAGTAGAGCAAAAAGTTGTTTTATTGTTTTTACTGTTTTTTGCTGTACTTTTTTCTAAAAAGTAGATTAAATCGTAGCAATAAATTCCCAATTTAATTCTTCACACATTTTCTTCCAAGTCTCATCTTGTTCAATTAATTTTTCCCGATCTTTCAACATTGGAATATCATCTAAATATTGTGACTCTCCTAACAGTTCACATAATTTATACAATACATAATAATAATTCAAAAAATTGACACGATAATCTGGACAGTTTTTTGCATAAGGTGATTGTAATTCCATAAAGAGATTACATAAAGTTTCTTCTAATTCAGGCGTCATTACTTGCGGTTTTATTCCTAATTTATTTTTAATAAATGCAATATGTTCATAATATTTATTAAAGCCTAACTTTTTTAGAATTTCTTTGGTTTTATAGTGATTCAATTGTTCTAACTCAATGCGTTCTTTTTTTATTTGTTGTTTAATTAATTCCACGACTTCGACTGGAATTTGAGTAGTTTCTTTTCCCTGATATTGAGATAATATTTCCTTGAAATGATTAATTTTTTTATAGGCGTAAAAACAAACTTCTTTAGGAGGTTCTTTATAAGATGGTTTTTCATTTTCGATTAAATATGGTATATTTACAGAACATTGATTACAAATTAAAACCCCTTCATCATCTAGCGGGATTAATTCACCTTTGAAACAATATTGACATACGTCAATCGTTTGTAAAAAAGAATTAATGTCTAAAAAGGTTTCATCAATATTACACAAGTATTTATGAACAATATTTTTATTCATCGATTCATTATTACTAACATGATCATTATTGATTTTAAAAAAACGATCTACTAATTGACTTTTTGAAGAAACTGTTTTAGGATCAATGCTTGAAATATTTTTTTTATTTTCAAAATATTCAAAGATATATTTAGAATTATCTAAAAAATAATTATTCTTTTTATTTTTAAGTTCTTTGATTGATTTATTGATTTCTTTCATACGATCTTTGTAATCCATTTTTTGTTCAATCGATAAATTTTCCATTTTTAATTTATTTTGTAATTCTTGGTATTCTTCTTTTAATTTAGGTATATTATCATATTCATCCATTGTAAATTCATTGATAAATTCTCTGTGTTTGCCATCTAATGTTGTGTTTGTTTTTTTATTTATTTTTATTTTTTTATTTGCTTTAGGTTTAAACGTTGGCATGATAATAACAATAATATAATTACGATTACTTATTTAATTTAAAATAAATAAAAATATATTATTGTTTTGTTATTTTTATTCTTTTTATTTTAATATCTTCTTAAAAACTAGTTAAAAAATAATAAAAAAATTAGAATCTTTATGTAATGGAATTTACAATGCAAATTGTTGATGAAAATGGAAATAAAAGTAATATAAAAATAGATAAAATAAAATTTCATAAAATGGTGTTTTTATACAATGCTTTAGAAGAAGGCTGGTCCATTAAAAAAAAGAGTGACTCTTATTATTTGTTGAAAAATCATGAAGGGAAAAAAGAAATATTTCTTGAATCGTATTTGTCTACATTTATCACAAGCGCTTTAGATATTAATAAAATCCTTTCTTAACAATAAAATAATATTTAATAATTATAATATATAGTTTTGTATTAAATAGCGCGAACTATTATAGAATGATAATATTTTTATAACCTAATGTGTGTTAAAACATTTTTATTTTTCGAATAAAATTATTCTTAAAAAATAAAATATAATTAACGAATTAATTAAATTCATTTTCCAAAAATTTTTATCTTTAGCAATATTATAAACTATGGGAGGTGGATTAATGCAACTCGTGGCTTACGGAGCTCAGGACGTATACCTTAAAAGCCTGTAGGGTAGAAAAACGTCGGGGAATATCGAAACAATAAGATATTCATAAAGCCCTTTGTGGATCCTTTTTAAAATAAAAAAGCACCACGGACGTTAATCAGGGATATTAACTAATAACATAGTTACTATGAAAAACCCTGGTGAGAAAATCAAACTGCTTGAAACCCCTAAAGCTTATTCTACTAAACAGTTTTTGTGAGAAAATTGTGGCCAAGACAAAAAACTTGGGTATAGTAAAAATGAATAAGATGATTTTTCAATAAAATAATTGATTAAAAAATGGGCAATGAGCATCCAAGCTTCTTTAAATAAAACTATTTAACAATATAAAAAATGCACATGATATAATATATGATGAACAATAATGAATTCGAACAAAAAAATTGTGATAAATGTGAAGAAATCCAACCAATTGATAAATATCGAAAATATTGTGAAAATTCATTTTCAAAAACATGTAAAAAATGTTTAAATGAAATAGATAAAATAAGAAAAATAAATCGTAGAAAAAAAAAAGCCGAAACTACTTTAGCAAAATGTGAAAAATGTAATCAAGAAAAAACATTAAAAGAGTTTTCGAAACTTAAAAAATTTTACAAAAAAAAGATTTGTCTTTCTTGTTATCCTGAATTTTTAAAACAACAAAAAACAGAATGGTGTAGAAAAGAAAGTAAGAACAATATAAACTATCGATTAAAGAAATCTCTTGCCTCTCGTTTGAGAACTGTTCTTATTAAAAATGACTCCACTATGAATTATATCGGTTGTAATATTCAATATTTAAGAGAATGGTTTGAATATAATTTTACATTAGAAATGAATTGGGAGAATTATGGATCTTATTGGTCCATCGATCATATTATACCTGTGTGCAAATTTGATTTAACTGTAGAAGATGAAAAATTGAAATGTTGGAATTGGTCGAATTTAATGCCAGTAACAGTAAATTTTAATTCTTCGAAAAAAGAAATAAATCAGAATCAAATTAATTATATTTTAAACAAAATAGAAAAATTTAAAGAAGAAGGTTCAACGACTAAATGGTTTTCGGAAGAATTTATATTAAAAAGAGAAATAGTGGAAGGTAAAATAGCCACGAATATAAATTCTTTGTAAGATATAGTCTAATCCTTATTGAAAAATAAGGTAGAGGAAATGTACAGGTAACCCTCAAATTACTTTTTGGAAAGTAACTTACCGCAGATATACTAATTTTGCTATTGAATCGATTGAACAAACATTCAATGGCCAGGCTGATTTCGGTCGCCGTGTCCAATGTACCATTTCAAGAAATGGTGATTTAGCATACAGAACTTATTTACAAGTAACAGTTCCTGAAATCAATCAACTTATGGGTATTGCATCCTATGCCGCTGGTGTAGGTTCAGGTGTTTATGCTCGTTGGTTAGATTTCCCTGGCGAGCAACTTATTGCTCAAGTTGAAGTCGAAATTGGTGGTCAAAGAATTGATCGTCAATATGGTGACTGGATGCACATTTGGAATCAATTAACCATGACTTGCGAACAAGAACGTGGTTATTTCAAGATGATTGGTAACACCACCCAACTTACCTTCATTACTGATCCTTCTTTTGCCGAAGTTGATGGTCCTTGTGACTCTTTAGCTCCTCGTCAAGTTTGTGCCCCTCGTAACGCCCTTCCTGAAACAACTCTTTACGTTCCACTTCAATTTTGGTTTTGCACAAACCCTGGTCTTGCATTACCTTTAATCGCCTTGAATACTGTAGGGCAGAAAAACGACATGCCTAAAACATTTGCGCACTGTTTTAGGAAAAATCATTTAGATTCGCAAATGGTTAATTTTAACCATAATCAGTCGTTAGTAGTTTGTTACTAAACTTGTAATTAACTGCAACAATTCCAAATTGCTGGAAGTTCCTAAAGCTGTAAAAATCCAACTTTTAAGAAAAGTTGAGCAAAAAATATTTATAGAAATTTTGCTCCACTTTTTGAAAAGTGGATGGGGTACCAAATGATAAACGAAAGTTTATCATGGCTGAGAAATAATGAACTCAGGTATGGTAAAAATCCCACAGATACTATAATGGATAATCAGCAGCCAAGCCTCTAAGTTCGCTATGATAAGAATATGAGGAAGGTTCAACGACTAAACGGTTTTGGGTCTTAAATGATGGTCTAATCAACCTGATAAGGCATAAGATATAGTCTATTCCCTGTTAACACAAAATACACCGAAAGGTGGGGTAAATCGTGATGTACAGTATCACGAAGTTAAAATCAATCTTGATATCCGCCCAATTGATGAATGTTTATGGGCCGTAACAACTCTTTCATGTAACACCCAACCATACTCAGGCGCTCAAGGACAATTCGTTCCTGGTCGTCCAGTTCCTGCCGCCATCGCCTACAATCAATCTCTTGTCGCCGCCTCTTTATACGTCGACTACGTTTTCTTAGATACTGATGAGCGCAGACGTTTCGCACAAAACCCTCACGAATATTTGATTTCTCAACTTCAATTCACTGGTGATGAATCTGTTGGTTCATCCAGTAATAAGATCAAGTTGAACTTCAACCACCCTGTCAAGGAACTTATCTGGGTTGTCCAACCTGATCAGAACGTCGATTATTGTTCTTCCCTTGTTTGTGATGCCCTTTTATTCAAAGTTCTAGGTGCTCAACCATTCAACTATACTGATGCCATTGATGCTCTTCCAAACGCTATCCATGCTTTTGGTGGTCCACAAGAAGTCAACCGTGGTGAATACATCGATGCCCGCGGTCTTTTCAACGACGCTGGTGCTTTAGATGTTGATATTCCTCCTGGGTTCACTGGATACTGGCATGGAAGTGAAAATCCATACAATGAGCCAAACTTTGGTGGCCCAGCAGTTACTTATCCTAACTTTCCTGCAAGTGCTGGCGTTGATCCTACTCTTTTAGCTCAACTTGCCTTACAAACAACTGATCACAACGGTGGTTCCACTGTTTCAGATGCAGGCACTTTCGTTCTTACTGAAACCTCCTTAGATCTTCACTGCTGGGGCCAAAACCCAGTTGTCACCGCTAAGTTACAACTTAACGGTCAAGATCGTTTCTCTGAACGTGAAGGTTCTTACTTCTCATGGGTCCAACCATACCAATCCCATACCCGTAACCCTGACGAAGGTATCAATGTTTACTCATTTGCCCTTCGCCCTGAAGAGCACCAACCATCCGGAACTTGTAACTTCTCAAGAATTGATAACGCCACACTACAATTGGTCTTATCCAACGCCACCGTTGAAGGAACCAAGACCGCTAAAGTCCGTGTTTATGCCACCAACTATAACGTGTTAAGAATTATGTCAGGTATGGGTGGGTTAGCCTATAGTAATTAAAAAATTTGTTATCATATTTCGTGTCATTTATTTTTATATATTTTAATAATTAAAAATCGTTTTTTATTTATTAAAGCAAAAAACAATATAAAAAGTTCGCAACTATCAATATTATAAATGAGCGTAGATATTGTAAATCTCATTGAAAACAATCCCATTACCAAGTTAAATGGTAATTACAAGTCAAAATTAGTTGAAAAAGTAAAGAATCACTTCAGTAATTATGAACAACAAATGTTTTTATCCAGTTTTTATTGTTTTTTGAACTATCATTATAAGAATGATTTTGTTATTGATCTTGATAATGTATGGAAATGGTTAGGATTTCAGCAAAAATATCATGCAAAATATTTATTAGAAAAACAATTTATTTTTAATAATGACTATAAAATTATTGCTCCCGAAGCTTCGGGAGCAAAAAAAAATATGAGAGGTGGACATAACAAAGAAATAATTATGTTAAATATTGATACATTTAAAAAATTTTGTTTAAAAGCTGGAACCAAAAAGGCCGATGAAATTCATGATTATTTTATAAAAATGGAAGGAATATTACAAGAAGTTTTACTTGAAGAAACTAATGAATTGAAATTACAATTAGAACAACAAAAAAATGAAATGCAACAATTAGAAGACAAAAAAAACAAAGAATATCAAGACAAATTAGAAAAGGAAAAGATTATAGAACGGGAAAAAATGTTATTAAAAGAATACGCAACAATTGGTTGTATTGTTTATATTATTAAAGTAAAAACTTTAGAAAACGGACACTATATAATTAAACTAGGTGAAAGTAGAAAAGGTATACAACTAAGATATAATGAACATAAATCCAAATATGAAGAATGTTCATTGTTAGATTGTTTTATGGTAAATAAGAGTAAAGAATTTGAATCTTTTTTACATGAACAAATTAGATCTCATCGAGTAAATGATTTACTTGGCCATGAAAAAGAATTAGAATTATTTTTAGTTGGTAAAAATTTATCCTATCAAATGTTAATCAATACAATTAATAATAATATCAAGTATTTTAATCACAATGATAATAATAAATTAGAATTAGAAATCGAGCAGTTAAAATTACTACTTGAAATGAAACAAAGTAATAATGAGAATATCTTATTACAAGAATTGATTCAACATGTTAAACAATTATCTAGTAAAATAGATAATCTTGAGAAGTCAAATAAAGAAATAATAAGTCATGTTAACTCATCCAAAATTAAAACTGTTACAGGATTTAATCAACCATTAATTACACTAGGCCCAAGATTACAGAAAATTAATCCCGAAACATTATCCTTAGTAAAAATATATGATTCTGTATCAGAGGTCATGAAAGAAAATCCTGCTATAAAAAGACCGAGTATCAATAAAGCCATTGTTGAAAATACAATTTACCATGGATTTCGTTGGTTATTAGTAGACCGAAATTTAGATCCAAATACTATACATAATCTTTTACCTACCAAACAAACAAAAGTTCAAAATAATGGTTATGTAGCAAAATTAAATCAAGAAAAAACAGAAATAATAAATGTGTATTTAGATAGAAAAACCGCAGCTCAGTATAATGAATATGAATCTTCATCTGCGCTTGATAATCCAGTTAAAAATTTTACTATTTCAAGAGGTTATTATTATAAACTCTATTGTGATTGTGAAGAAAATGTAAGAAAGGATTTTGAAATGAAATATAGTGAACCTATTTTATATAAAAATGGCATTGGTCAATATGATTTGGAAAATCATTTAATCAAAGAATTTATATGTAAATACGATTGTATCAAAACACTTAAAATGAGTGATAAAACGTTAGCAAAATCATTAGAAAAATCATTACCATATAATGATTTTTATTTTAAAGAAATCGGAAACAAATTAAAGATGATTTAGGTTGTTATGATGCAAAAGGAAATAAACCAATTTTATAAAATAATATATAAATAGACAAACATTTATATATCATTATATTATATGAACGACGAAAAAATAAATTCAATGATACAAACCCCGTTAACAATAAATCAATACTTTTTTGAAAAAAACATTGATAAAATCAATGTAACTTTTGAAAGAGAAGAAGATATGTTATTGTTATTATTGAATATTTTTTTACATGATTTTATTCAAAATTATTATTTTAACGATATTATGATTCAAGAAATTATTCACGTGTTAGAAAAAGGTGGAATAAATATAACCAATCTATTGTTAAATGATTACAAAAATATTTTACCAAGTCATGATTCTAACAAAAATTATGATCCCAGTAATTATGTAGAAAAGGAAATCATACCAGGTTATTATGAAAAATTATATGAAGAATCCGAAAAAGATGAGTCTTGGAAAAAATCATTGGAAACTGAGAATGATATAATAATAGAAAAGAATGAAACCAATGAAAAAATAGGAGGATCTTCCGAAGAAAATGATTATATTAAAATAATCGAGACTTCTTCCAAAAGTCCTGTTTTTTTATCCATGTTCTCAAATTTATTGAATTATATTGTTAGTTTTTTGGACTGTTATGAAATAACAGAAACATGTAAAGAAAATCTAACAAATACAGATAAAAATAATCATATAAATGTAGTTATTTATAATAATATCCAATCTACGTTTACTTATTTTATTCATTTTTTAAAAAATAACGAATTCGAAGATAAAAATCGAAATCTTCTTGTATCGGGCTTATTATCCCTTTTATTAGATGCCTATGTAAAGTATCATAAAGAAAATAATTCTGATTTTTACGATAATAGTATTGAAATATTACATTCTGAAGAGTTATTTGAATACTTTATTATGAATTTGATTCAATATGCCAGCAGCAATGAATTACAAAAAGGAGGAAATGATGAAGTTGATGATCAACAATTAGAACAAGTAACTGAATCTCCAGATGAAGATAAATTAGAAGCTGATGTTACACAATTAGAAGAAGCAGAACCAGTAGATCTAGAAGAAGTGGGGGAACCACAAGAAGACGCACCACTAGAAACAGTAGATCTAGAAGAGGCTGTGCAATCACAAGAGGATGCACCAATAGCGGAAGCTGATACAGTGCAATTAGAACAAGTAGAACCAGTAGATGTAGAAGAGGCTGCACAACCACAAGAAGACGCGCCAATAGCAGAAGCTGATAAGGTGCAATTAGAAGAAGCACAACAAGTGGATTCGCAATTAGAAGAAGCACAACAACCAGGCATTGAAACTGAAGAAGTAAAACTACAGCAAAAAGACAAAAGAAATAATTTAATTACAGTAACAAGTCAAGGAATGTTTTTAAAATTAGGAATATGGCAAAATATATTTACAAAATTAAAAGAACAAAATATTTGGAACCAAGATACAAATCCAGCATTTGATCCATCTTCCCTAGAAATAATTACCAGAGAGAATTTAGAATATGTTTATCCTTCCAAAGAAAATAAAAACAATGAATTGTTGATTGGAGAAATTATACTTTTAAAATCATTTTTGTTAGATGTTACTCCAAATATTGTTACTTTTGCAAATACATTAGACAAAGGGTTATTAGAAAACATGAAAAATTTTTATCATAATAAACAAGATAATGAAGATAAACAAATAATAAGTCAGTTAAAAGATGTAAAGCTAACATCTAGTAAAAATATCAATAATTTGTATGAATTATTACAAGAAAATATAATTCAAATTAAATCTACCAATGCAAATACTTATCTGTCATCACCAAAATATAAATTTATCATTGATAATGATTCTAATTTTCTAGATCAACCTTTGTTAGAAGTTTATAAAGAATTGAATCGAGGAATATTTTGTCCTTGTGCATCGGCCATGAATTCAAATAATAACTGTTCCTTATCTACTAATGATTATGTAAAAGAAATCGGTTCTTCGAATTTTACACTTTCTTTCAAGAACGAACAAAAAGAAATGAGTTATGGAGGAACGGTGTTATTTTATAATGATGATACACGGTATCAAACGAATTTGAACATTGACTTTCGTCTAATCGTCGATTCTGATATTGCAATCATTAACACAAATATGTTAGAAGCGGCTGATGCAGATGATTTGGGAACAAGAGTTGTATATCGTTCCATCGTCGAATCTATGAAGAATTTAATTTATCAAAATATAGTTATTTCAGAAGATGATCTAACAAATTCTGACAATGCGTTATTAAAAGAAAAAATGGAAATGCAACATTTTTGGAATCTTTTAAAAAATACCAATAATTTAAATCAAGTATTAGCAGCGAATGTTATGCAAAATATGGGTAATTTTTTACAAGAATGCGAAGGGATCTTAAAATGGGGTGGATTTATTAATAAATTTAATACGATTGTGGATAGTAGTAATACCTTTATTGTAGAAAATGAAATAACCCCGATTTTACGGAGTGTAAATCAAGGATCGCAAATAATTCCTTACGACGCAGATGGTAACGCATTAAGATTATATGTTTCAAAAGATATTTCTTCTGTGTTTCGTTCGATTTATTTGGTGTTGAATGCGTCGGAAGGAATCAATGAACATAGCATGGCTAGCTATGACAAATTGTTTGTTTCTAAAGGAAAGGTCATCTATATGGATGGAGAACCATCTAACAAAAAAATGGACGATTTAGAAGAGTTTGAACCTCAGATTTCACTAGAAGAAGCAAAAGTGCCAGAAGAAAAAAAAATTAAAGAAGAAGTAGTAGAAAATGCAAAAGTGCCAGAAGAATTAGAAGAAAAAGTAAATGAAGAAGAAGAGACAAAAGTGCCAGAAGAATTAGAAGAAAAAGTAAATGAAGAAGAAGAGACAAAAGAAGTTGAAGAAAAAGGTGGTAGATCTAGTTTGAAAAAGAAACCAAGTAAAAGAAAATACAATACACGAAATAAAAAATCAAATAAAAAACGTAATAAAAAGAATACCAAAGGAAAGAATAGCAAAGAAAAGAAGAAAAGAAAGTCTAAAACACAAAAATCTAAAAATCTAAAAATCTAAAAAGTAAATAAATAAAAAGAATATAAAAATATAACAATAAATATATATAATGCAAATCTTTGTGAAAACTCTTACTGGAAAAACAATTACCTTGGAAGTTGAGCCTGGGGATACCATTGAAAATATCAAAGCTAAAATTCAGGATAAAGAAGGAATTCCTCCTGATCAACAGCGTTTAATCTTCGCAGGAAAACAGTTAGAAGACGGGCGCACTTTAAATGATTACAATATTCAAAAGGACTCCACGATCCATCTAGTATTAAGACTGCGTGGAGGTGACTAGTAAGTTTTACACCCTTTTTCATTTAAAACGCAAATTTTAAATGAAAGTTTTATTTTATAGTATTCTTTATTATAAGAGTAAATGAAGAAATTCTTGTATTTTTGTAGTTAAAATATGCGTTTAAATTTAAAAAGTTTAAAAACTATACCATCTCATAAATATGGAATATTTCTAAGTTTAGTAAATTTTCTATTTCCAATATTATAATTACCAAAAGTTTGATTAGTTATATGACAAGCCACTATTATACCATCAAAACAAAATGTTTCTGTTTCAAAATCTGCTGAAGCAATTATTCTATAATTATATTGTTTTAATAAGTTAATACACTTATAGTGTAAATAATCACTATGTGTTGAAATAAATAAGTATTTTATTTTATTTTGAATTAATAATTCAGTTATATCTTCTAACATTTCTAACTCATAACCTTGAATATCCGAATGTAAAATATCTATATTTTCTATATTTTTTTCAAGAATAAAATCACACAAATTTATTTGGTTTTTGCCTATAAATCCTTGTGTAAAATTTACATTATTAATATTATTTAATAAACAGTTTCTTTTTCCTAAATTCAACCCGTTTAATTCAGGCTCAATACAATAATTTTTAGCATTTTTAACTACTTTATTGAACCAGATTGTATAAAATGCCCAATATGACCCTAGTTCTATCATAGTTCCATTTTCTGGTATATCTTTTAAAATTAATTCAAACATTCTTTCTTCTGCAGGTTCATGACAACCTTTATTTAATAATAATATTTCTGAAAAATCTCCATAATATCCATATGTTTCTACTTTTATTCCATTATGTAAAAATATATATTCATTTTCAGTAGTTCCTGCTTTTTCGCATCGTTTTATAAATAAATTATTTGGATCAGATAAAATATCTATAAATCTATCTTTGAATTCCAAACCTTTTTTATTATTTATATTTTTATCTATAAATTGAGAACAATAGTCAGGGCTGTTTAAAGAATCCATTTATAAGAATTATAAATATTTTTATTTTTATATAACAAACGTATTTACCTGATGAAATCAAAAACCATTCTTTTATTTTTATATAACAAACGTATTTACCTGATGAAATCAAAAACCATTCTTTTATTTTTCAGGATTTTCGGTTTTCAATTTATCTACATAATTTTGTTCTTTCTTTCACAACCTCTTTATTATTTTTATAATATTTTAGATGTCTATTGTTATTCGTATATTTTTCAAATGTTCCTCTGATTCAGTAATATATTTTTCTATTTTTGTTTAAATTCAATTATTTGTAGGCGATTTTATTTAAAATGGGTCTTTTAAATGAGAAAAGGTGTAAATAATAAAATTGAATTAAATATTATTATTTAATTTAATAATATTATAGTTAAAATGGTTTATATATATGCAGTTCAATTAGAACAAGGAAAATATTATAATTCTTTTTTATTACTTAATAACAAATTCATATTCACAACTTCAGGTTTGTCTTCCGATGCAAAGCTGGTAAATAATACTTTGATCTGTTCATCATCGCGAAATCGAATACTATATTCTTGCTGAATATTATTACGCCCAATGCGTCCCATGGCCTGAATGATTTTTTCTTGCGTTAAATTCAAATCCTTACTTAAATAACCATGACAAAACTGATAATTCGTTCCATAAATATAATCACTATCTGCAATAATGATATACAATTTTTGCTGATCGGCTAACTTCTTCATGATTTCCGTATAGGCAATACTTTTATGTGTCGTAAAAACACCAATCCCTAATAATAAGAGAACTTTCCAACTATCTTCAACATCTTTTAAAAGCATGATGGAAACAATAATATCTTCGTCAATATCACTGGTAAATGATGTATCGGTATTTAATCCTTCTGCCCATTTTTGTTTATGAAGTAATTTGTTAGGAATAAATACGTCATCTAAAGAAGCATTTTTAATCATGGATCGACATAATTCGATTTGTTCTTGCAATTGAATAATACGTTTATCTTTGGTTTTCCCCATTTTATCACTCAACATTTTTGATTTCCCTTTTTTATCTTTATTTGACTTTTGTTGTCCGCCACTATCTTTTTCTTCCTTGTTGGTTTGTTTTTCAAGTTCGGTTTCGATTTCTTGTTCCAATGCATTTATTTTATCATTAATATTATTGTTAAATTCAATTTTATCCATAATATCTTTCATGACAATATTTGGAATATTTGCTTGTTGAATGCAAAATTTCGCTATTTTTTGGACATCCGTTGCTATAAAGATAGTAGGACCATCCGTTAATGTAAATGCGTCTTTAGTGGTAATATAAATTGCACTTGATTTGTCATCGTTATTTACATTGACAATTTGCTCACTTTGCATTTTCATAATAGGTTGTCCAGAAAGCAAACTAGGTGTATTGGATTGAACACCAGGACCAATACTATTGAACTTTTGAATTAATTTATTACCTTTTATATCTATAGCATCATTTGAAATAATACGCTTGGAACGATTAATCTTAAAGTTAAGATAAACCGCACCCCATGTTCCTGGGATTATATTTTTAATAACTTTTAAATAATGCATTTTTATATTTTTCATATTAATATCATCTAAACTACCAAAATTTCGATTGATAAATGTATTTGATTTTGTATATTTATTCGTTTCGCAAAAATGGATGAAATTAGATGCTTCTTCTAAATCAAAATATCGTAATAACGTCAAATTTTCTTCAATATGATCTACGATTTTTAATATATCTTCATACTCTTGATGCATATAATGAGGCATGACTACATAGCCGCTGTTATTGACCATGGGAATCGTTTTTCTGCAATCATGGCTTACAATATTATGTATTTGAGCATCAGGAAACTTTTCCATAAAATATTGGATAGGGACAGGAATTTCATGGATCTTTGGAAGTGTAGCGGAAGATAATACAAAATTTGGAATTAAATTTTCGGTCCAGTTCTTATGAATGACTTGATGTAATTCATGTTCTTTGTAATCCATTGTAATGGTGGGTTCATCCCAATAAGTTAATATATTTTCGGCTTGATTAAATGCTAACATGTAATACATGGCTGAAATATATGATTTAATATCACAAATCATAATTTCTACTTTATCACCAATCGAATTGTCTACTTTGCCTATTCCTCCACTACGTTTATTTACGGAGTATTCTTTGGCTGCAAAATAATGTAAACGAATATCATCTGCACTACCACAACCAAAACCGATCGCAATCTTTTTATTCATCGAAATAGCGGCTTTTGCCAAGGCTAACCCTACGTGTCTTGCTGCACATACGAAGATGACTTTATATTTTTCAGATAACCCTAATGGGGTTAATGTTTTTCCTGTGCCAGTAGGAGCAATATATAAAATTAACTTTGGAGAAGGTGATTTTGCAATCGTAAATATTTCTTTTTGGTGATCATAAAGCATCATGTCGTCATATTTTAATAAATTTGAATTTTTTTCAATAAATTTTGTGGAATCACGGATAATACTTAATAAATTAATATCCGTTTCAAAAGCAGTCAACGTGGCTAAAATAACTTCTTTGATGTATTTGTTTAGTCGAATAATATTATATTTGATTAATTTGTAGAGAGTAAAATAGTGATAAATCCAATCATTTTCATTGGTTAAATCTTCTTTGTTTTTATTTTTATCATTGTTTTTATTTTTATCGTTATTTTTATTTTTATCCTTGTTTTTATCGTTATTTTTATCATTGTTTTTATTTTTATATTTATTTTGGAATAATAATTCCAATTCTTTTAATAATACAAATTCATAAATATTTAATTTTTCAAAATTTACACCATCTAATTGCGAAATACGTATTTTATCTGCCTTTTTAATAGTAACATTTGCATTCACATCAACCTTTAAAAAGGATAATGAGTATGATGAAACAAGTTCGTTTATTTTTTTAGAGAAATACTCAATATATAAATATTCTTCCATTTTTTCAGAATATTCTATTTTTAAATATCCAAATAGAGAAATATTTTTACTATATTTGATGTTTACAGTGTGAAATCCGTCAATGATCAACTTTAAGATTTCCATTTCTGGTTGAGAAACAAGAATTTCTAATGATTGCCATTCAGATTTTGATAATTTTCTTTGTTTAAGATCCATTGTATTAGTTTAATATACATGATTGTATCTAACATTATTTAATTCAATTTTATTTAAAATTGAAATTATAAAATAACAGAAAATAATCTCTAAATTTAGCAGAATAATGAATAATAATAAAATCATTTCCATTGAAGGCAATATTGGTTCAGGAAAAAGCACTTTGTTAAAAGTTTTGGAAGAAAAATATAAGGATGAAAAGCAAATTATCTTTTTAAAAGAACCAGTAGATGACTGGGAAACGATCAAAGACAACAAGGGTATAACCATGTTAGAAAAATTTTATTCAGATCAAAAAAAATATTCATTTCCCTTTCAAATGATGGCTTTTATTTCGAGGCTGTCCATTTTAAAAAAAGTAATCAAAGAAAATACAAATGCAATTATTATTTCGGAGCGTAGTTTGTTTACAGACCGATATGTTTTTGCAAAAATGTTATACAATCAAAACAAAATCGAAGACGTGAATTATCAAATTTATTTAAAATGGTTTGATGAATTTGCGAATGAATTTCCAGTCAATAATGTGATTTATGTTAATGCAGATCCAAGTATTTGTTATCAGCGTATTGATAAACGGTCCAGAGATGGAGAAGAAAATATTCCCTTACAATATCTTATACATTGTCATTATTATCATGAAGAATTTATAAAAATTAATATGGATAGTTGTCAAAAATTATTATTAGATGGTAATGTAGATATTTTTGAAAAGAAAGATACCTTAGAATCGTGGTTACAATTAATTGATGATTTTATAAACTGTTACATAGTTTAACCATGTTACATAGTTTAACCATTTTCCAATAAAATGCGATTCAACATAGAGATTGGTTTATATTTTAATACATCCAATTGTCTACTTGTGGTTGGAAATTCTTCGCAACCATAAATATCTTGTAACAAAAGCCATTCAAAAAGTCCTCCCATATAAATAAAAACATGACAAAAACCCAAAGATAATAACTGTTGATATTTTTTATATATTTTTTCATCGTTTGAATTTTTCCCATAAATAATAATACGTATTCCAGTCGGTGAACTCAAAAACTTATTTATTAAGAGTTCTTCATCAGAAATATTAATTGTATTTTTAATTAAACAAT